GGTTGAACTGTCATCTGGAATGTTTGTTAACAAATATATGTTGTTATTTCCATCAACTGTTACTGAATCACCATAACTTGCTACCAGTCTTCCATTCACGTTGGCGGCAGGAACAGATTTTCTCCAATATATTGAACCATATGGATCAAATTTAATAACTGTTGCCTGTGGTAAACCAGTAACTTCATTCTGTGTTGTCATTGATACTACAATATTATTTGCAGAATCAAATGCGACACTATGTCCATATGCATTGTTGGCTTGTGTACTTGTTTGACCGAATAACATACCCCAAGCTCTATGCTGATGTGGATCAGTACCAATTTCAACCTTTGTATTACTATACATGGTGGTATTGTCAAATAAAATGTCACCCAATGATGCAGTGTTTGCCTTGTTGTAAGCATTCTGTGCTAATTCTTGGTTGGTTTCATAATATGTGTTGGATGTATTAGAATTATTTGCAACTGTGGTATACAACTCAGTAAAGTTGTTATTTGTTTTAGTGAAGGCAACTCGTAATGAATCACCCTTACCATCGTTTGCTCTAATACCAATATTAATAGTTTGTTTAGACATTTAATTCTCTCGTTATGTTTACTGGTTTGCGGCCTTGTTGATTGTTGTGACTTCAGCCAATGTATTATCAGCCTTAGCATCTTCCTTATCAACAGACATATAGTCGATATCTGTACTAACTCTGCCAATAGAATCAACTTCAACAAATTTCAATGGGTTCAAATTGTATGATGTGAAGTTATAATTTGCCAATGTTTTAATTCCGTATATAGGTTTATCTGACACGAAGTTTCCTGTTAATTCTTTTAATCTTAATACATTATCGGTGAACTGTACAACAACAGCTGTAGCTGTTGCATCATCTGATGTATAACCTTGATAAACTGTTTCACCTACTTTATAAGTTCCAAAACCAGAATCTAAATCCATGTAGAATTCAATAGTTTCTTTTGGATCAACTTGGTTATAAATCGAAACAAATGCACGATTAATGACACTAGTTTCTGTAACTTTACCAAATATGAATCCTTTGACTGTGAAGTTTAAGGTCCAAATAATCATTCTAGTTTCATTCTCTCTACCACCTTCATATGTAATTTCATGTGAGGTGGAATTTAAAATAACTGGAACTTCTTTAATGATACCCATTTCAGGAATCAAATTTAATTTAATTGTATAATCTGGTGTGAAGAATGGTAAAATGTGTTCAATAATTTGAGTACCATCTTCTATGTTACGCACATAGATGTATAAATTAAAATCAAAATTATATGGTACCGGACTATATTGTGATAGAACTGCTGATGGTGGAGTTCCTGCAAAGTTTTTAATATTTGTATTTTGTTTTCTACTAGAATCATAAGACAGTCCAGCCATCTCAAATGACATACGAGGCAAAGTTATCTGAACCTTTTTGTCTAGTGTCGCATCTTGTTCAATACGCATGACATAACGTTCTTTACTCGCATACGAAATGGGAACAATGAATCTTTCTGATTCTGTTTCATCTTGTCTAAATC